GTTCAGGGTCGTTGCACCCATGCACTGGTCTTCTTTTGTCATCCCGTCAGAAACATCATAAGTGTGCTTATCAACAAATTCAGCGTTCGCCGTCTTGATCGCCCCTGATCCGGTCTGCGACATAGCGAAAACGCCTTCAAGGATTGCGAGCAGGGTACCCTGATCCACTTCATTCCAGTAGCGGTTGATCTGATTTCTGACATTCGCCATAAAATCAACGCCTCCGGTTACATCATAGGAAAAGTCCGCTTCCGTCCAACCCATCATTCGCCCATAGACAAAAACACCCTGTTCAAAGGTGTATGTTCTGTCAGCGGTCAGGTTGGTTTCCCCGTCATAGTTCAGCGCATCCCCGCCGATCAGCCCGAAAAAGGGAAGAACCGCATAGACCGTTCCGGTCTGCGCATTGGTGACGAAGGTTTCCCGCAGACGCTGATCGGAAACAATCGCCTTTGATTCCTTTAGCTTGTTCAATTTCACATTTGGGATGGCGGACATATACTTCCCAAATGCTTTTTCATTAAAACTCTTTGCATCAAATTTTGCCATGTTACAATCATCCTTTCTTTTCTAGTATATTATTCTGTATCTGGGTTGCTCTCGATATATGCTGCCAATTCCTCATAGGTCATCTTAGACATATCAACATTTGTCCCCGGCTTGTTGTCACTGGAAGCCCCCGGCTGGAATCCCTTGAAGGTGTTCTTCTGCTGCATGTTGAACAGATAAGCGTCAGACTTCTGGATCGCCTTGATCTGATCGTCCCATCCGGTCAGCTTCCCATCTTCACCAAGTTTTACCTTTGAAACATCCAAAAGGGCTTTCACTGCCTTGCTGTTCTTTGCCCCGGCAACTGTGAGCGCATTTTCGATGGCATTATCCAGCTTCAACTGCGCCAGCTCTGCCTTGTGCGCCTTCTCCTGCTCCGCGTTCTGCTGCTTCATGGTTTCGATCTGCTTTTTTAGTTCCTCATTGTCCCCCGCCGAGGCTTTCAGGGTTTCAAGCTGCTTATCACGGTCAGAAACCGACGTTTTCAGGGTCTTGTTTTCCTCGACCACCTCGTCATGTTTTGACTTCTCCACATAGCCCTTTAACTCCTCCAGGGAAGCCTTTTCCGCTTTGGCTGCCAGCTCCTCGGTAATACCTAGGGCGATGAATTCTACTTTCTTCATTTTTCCATCCATTCCTTTCTTGAACTTTTGATTCTGCTGCCGGGGATCAGAGCAGAATCCGGCGGTTTTCAAATTTCTTGTACGCGTCCAGATACAGTTCTGCCTTGCCGCCGTTTAATGTCAACTCATAATACATCCCGTCCGGTAATGTGGTACTTACAAGGGCTTTCCAGTTCTGAAGCGCCTTACAGTACCACACAACAAACACGTCCTCCACGGTAATCTGCCGCTTGTCGGTTGCATCCAGATGCTCATTGACATAATCGCGGACAGTACCCTTTGCCAAATCAAAAAACTTCTTCTCTGTCACGCTGCTCACCTCCTTCCTAAAAATTGGTATGAAAAAAGCACCCCTGATTTATCCTCAAGAATGCTTCATTCTATATATTTGCCATTTCTAACAGTTTCCTCATCTGTTCCTCTGTGACATGTAAATCAAATTCCCATCTTCCCTCTGGGTCGATCTCCACAAACGAAATATAATTCCATCATTGCCATTGTCAGGTTTCTAATAATTTTTGGATCAGCGCCAAATCTGGGATTTCAAAGATCAGTTCATTTTTCAGTGGGTCGAAATCTTCAAACCTTAACCCGGAAAATTCAAGCCTTTCCCCACCGGAGCTTGCCCTTACTTCAAAGACCTTTCCGGCATCCACAGAATCAAAATCAAAATCCTTATAAAAATCTATGTCCCCACAGATAACAAAAGATGCCCAAATCTTCTTTGTGCCTTTTTGAAGGGTTCCCAACCTTGCAACCCGTATTTGTTTTTCCTCGATCTCCACCCGACCATTCGATTTTGCAATGCAATACCTGCGCCCGCCAGATATCATATATAGTTCACTGTCCCTTATGGGGATTACTTTTATCGTTTCTCCGGTTCTTCCCATAATAAATTCCCCCTCCTGCTAAACGTTTTCTTTATTCTTTCTATATGCGCAGTAATTTTCATCAAACCTTTCTGTTCCAAGAAATGATTTATCTCTTATCTCTCTTGGTATCTTAGGCACATATTTTTTACATTTTCCACGTCCTAACCAATTCTCACAGTCATTGCAAAGGCTAGGAATGAATCCCGGATTGTCATACCATCTTCTATCTGAATATAACTCACTCATTCTTCCTCCTCCAAATATATTATATTATTCTCAACCTTTGTTACATAAAATACACTATCTCGTTTAAACAACACTTCTTGTTCACCCTGATTATAAGTCCTAATATCTTTCCCATGTTTTGATTCAATAACATACTGAATGGGAAAACTTTCATCATATACCCTTTCCGAACTAGAAACATATGCAGAAGAACGAAATTCACTGTCTGTAACATGTGAATTTATAAACTTTTCCACATTTTCAATTCCAAAATCCGATACAGAACGGTATACGGTTCCTTTATATTCTGGCATCTTATCAAGAATGGAATCTAAATCTCTTACCCATTTCTTTTCCTCGTCCGTTAATTCCATTCCTTTTCTCAATTTATCATTAAGTATGTAAGATTCACTGCTCAAATATCTATTTAAGGCATATCGCTCTTCCTCTCCTACCTCAATTTTATCATCAGAGGAGATTTCCTGCAACCCTGATTTGTCACCGCCATCAACAAACACTTCCTTCCATTTTTCATACCCCATATCCGCAGGCACATAGTACATCTTCCCATCTTTCCCCGTCGCCACACGTTGCCCTATTGTCCCAAAATCTTCTTCAAAATATGGCACAGTGGTGCTCCGGCAAAATACATGAAAGGGAGGCGCGGTCACTCCCGCCTTGAAGTCTTTTGTCGGGAATACTTTACCATCCATTTCCTGGCAGATTTCAGAAGTACGGGAATCCAGCACTGCCACGATTTCATATTGTTCCACATCCAGGGCATGAAAACAATCCCTCTGTGCCAGGGAGCTGAAATAAGCCTCTTCTGTCATAACAAGTCGTCCCGCATTATACTTTGATGTTTTCATCTTTCTTGCGATCGCATCAATGGCTTTCTGTGGGTCACGCCCCAATATGACATTCTGGGTAAGTTCGTTGTGGATTTCGGAAATCAACTTTTGTTTGTTGCCCCAAATCCTTTCGGAAAAATTCTTCCCGTCAACCGCCCAGGGCTTCACTATTACCTTCTCAAGATGCTTCTGGTCAAATCCTGCAATATCCCAGCCAATCCCGAAACCTTTTTGGAGTTCATAGGCGGTGTGATAATATCCGTCCTGGTAGATGCGCCGCATCGCGGCATCCACACAGTCCAACTGATTGCCAAATGCCTGTTCCATGCTCTGTTGCACTTGTAGTTTCAACGCCTCAAAACGTGTGATATGGAAGCGTGCAGAAGCATTTTCCAGTTCTTTCATCCAGGCTTGGCTGACCGCATTCTCTTCCCCATACCGGATATAATCGTTTACATCCCACTTAAATTCTTTTAGGTCTGCCCCGAAAAGCATCTTTTTCGCTTCGGTCATAGATATCCCATTATTGGCAGCGAAACGCCCGTACCATGTGTTAATTTTCCCCTCAATCTCTTTTTGCGCCTGCCTGTAAATCTTTTCGATTTCCGCATAAGCATCCGCACCCTTCTTATTCTGTGCCTCTTCAAGCTGCGCAAACCGGATCTTCCAGTAATCGCTATTTTTCACTCACTCCACCGCCCTTGTCCTTCACAGTGTCTAACTGTTGGGGCTGCTGCCCAAACGGATTATAACCCTGCTGCCGTTCAAACTCCGCCTGTTCTTCTTCCTTCTGCTTTTTCAGGCGTTCCATTTCTTTTTTGGGGTCATCAATCCAAGGATGCTGTCCTATGATGGTTTCATCCGAAAGAATACCCATGGACTTCGAACAGTTCTCAATCGCTTCTGTTTCGTTGATCAGGATATCCCGGTTGAAAATAATTTCCACTTGTTCAGAAAAAAAGTCCCCTTTCCCGGTGTTATATAAATGTAC